GAACCTGTTGTTGAAAGTGTTACAACAGCTGAAAATGAAAATGATGAATCATTGACGTATTTTCAGAAATTAGCTGAAGAAGCTGCATAAATTATATTAACTAGCGGGCGAAAGTCCGTTAGTTAATTAACTCACAAAACTAAGGTGGTTATTCATATTATCAGAATCATTTTTAAACCACTGGGCGAAAGTATTGGTGGTTATTGTTGGTCTATTAGTAGTATTAGATACTACTGTTGGAGAAGATGCGTCGATATTATGAGAACTAATTCCCATAGTTCCATCTGTGTATGGTTTCATACCTGACCAAATCCCGCCAGCGGAATCCGCGAAATTAGAAGCGTTTGTAAGATTACTCGTTTGAGCTATCATATTAGACTCATCAAGCATTAGCGAACCGAGATTTTGATCTTTAATGTCTTGTTTCAACAATTTTCGGACTTTATCTATCTCATGCTGTTCAAGAGCGCCCCCCCCTAAACCTTTCCGCCATTCTATATCCTTTCTTTCCTTTGCCTTAAAATACTTGATCACAGTATTTAAGCTTTCAAGTGTCATTTCTTTTGTCGCATCAGGCCCCTCTCCAAATACATCTACCAAATAATCACTACCACCAAATTTCGACATTAAAGTTCCTAGCGGCCCAGCTAAATTTCCATATTTCTCGGCTAAAGCTTTAGTCACCTGATCTTTAGTTGAATCTTCAGATAGCCCAACATCTTTCATTATATCTTGAAATATTACTTTATCATCAGGATTCATGAGTCCAAAATTCTCATCCATAAATTTATCTAAAATCATATTAATATCTTCACCTTCTTTTGCACTGCTTATATCCTTACTAAGTTGTGTCAATTTTGTACTCATCATATTACTAACTCTAATTCTTTCTCCAGCTTCTGCATATTGATTATCAAGTTCCCCTTGCCATGATTTTAATTCTTGTAATCTAGATTGAAAAATTAGTCTTTCCGTTTCTCTTATTTGTTTATTAAGTTTTAATAGTTCGAATCCTGTGACTTTTCCAGATTCTTTTCTTTTTTGCAATTGATCTAATTGTTTGTTGAGTTGAACTTGTTCAGCCTTTTCCCATTCTTTTCGTGCACTATCCCAAGTCTTTTCCCACCACGTTGTAATAAAATTTGTACCCTGAGTGAGTCTTGCTTCTCCTAAAGCTGCACCGACTCCAACAAGTGCAGTTCCCAATAAGAATCCGATTAAAGCACCCCACGGTCCACCCACCATCAAGCCTGCTAAGCCTGTGACCGCGCCTCCGGTAATACCTAATTGAGCTGCATCAGCAAAAGATTTACCGTTTTCTGTGCCACCACCAAGAAATTTTGTTACTCTTGCTCCCCATCCACTATTTGCTCCCAAATTTTTCGCTTCTTTTGCAAAATCTAATCTAAATTGATCTACAATTTCTTTACTAAATACCAAACTTCCTATTAGACCTATAATACCAAGACCTCCCGCAAATCTCATAGCACCTAATCCAATAATTCCCAACGTTTTCAAAAGAGGGCCCAATAGAAATTTTCCTATAGAACCAAGTCCACTTAAAAGAGTACCAAAGATACCAGACGATTCTTTTTCTTCTTCACTCTTTTCTTCTTTTACTTTTTCTGGTCCTTTTTCTCTTTCTGTTTCTAATAAGTTTAATGCTTGTTTTCTAAATGTAACAGGTAAGGGAACTTTAAATAATTTTTCTAAATTACTTTGCCATACCGGAATCCGACTCCCTTCCATTCCAATTTCAGTCGCTACTCTGACAGCTGTTCCTCCATCATTAGCAATACCACCAGCACCTTCAGAACCCCTTGTTGTTATAGACGAAGATGGATCTTGGGGAACATCCTCTTGAGAAGCTCCTCCGTCTTCTCTACCACGAAAAGGATGAGCAACGGCATCATATATACCAGCTTGTAAAAATGCTGGTAATGGGGAAACTGCGGCACTTACTGCGGCGTGTGCATATCCACGTATAGTTCTTTCTAATCTTTTGGCGGTCGCGTCTTCTAAAACATCATAAAATTCTCCAATACCAGACGCTCTTCCTAATCGAAGTTCTGTTGTACCAAATTGTCCTGGTCGTCTTCCTCCAGCTGGTTTCGGTGCTTGTGCCATTAACCTCTTTCTGCTTCTCTTTGTTTAGCTTCAGTTTCTTGTTCTTGTATCCAATTTTTTAATAATTCAATATAAATTTGTCTTTCCCAAGGAATCATCTCATTTAACTCTGTTAAAGAGTATTTATGATGTTGGACTAATGCGAAATTAACCAAAAAATGAGACTCTAAAGAATCATGAGAAAGAGTTATTCTAAAAAATCCTGTAAGCCCCTAAGAATAACATTTTCTTCTCCACTACATTTTTCACAAGTATAATTTATTTCATGTTGTATTATAGGTTGAGTTCGATAAAAGTTTTGAATTTTAAGCATTTGTTGTTGATTAAATTGTTCAAAAAATTCTATTATTTCTTCTTGTGTAAAATCTTTTGTTTCATACATTTTTTCATCATCTTTAATAAATTCTATTCCTGAGGATAAAAAGTCTATAATACCTTCAGCATCTTCAGTATTTTTGATTTTACCCGCAGTTTCTATATTTGGATATTTTAGAAATATAGTAATTTTATCATTTATTTCAATTTCTTTATTATGTGATTTATCATATACCATTTCAACTTCTTTTAGATCTAATTTTATATCTGATACATGATCACATTCTACATCATTGGTATTTTTTCCATCTCTGTGTTTAAATTTTAAATTTAATTGATCTCCAACGGAATGTATTCTTAATTGTAAAAATATCCATTCTAAATCAAATAAGGGAATTGTATCAACATCAAATTCTTGTTGTGAACAATTGTTTATAATTTGTTTAATTGCAGTTATTTGTTCTTCTAAATTTTCTCCCTGCATTGCCATCATTAGTATTTTTTCTTCTTTTACTAAAAATGGTCTAAATGTAAGTTTTTTATTTTTTGAGGAAGGTTGAGTAGTGCTAAATGTTGCAATATCAATCTTAGGTAAACCCATAATATCTCCTAATTATATAATTATTATTTTAAAGGCCGAATTGATCATGACCTTGGAATCCTTGGCCTTCACCGATTCCAGCATTTCGTATTATTCTCCACCGGGAATAAGCCATCACGACTTGTAATTTTAATATATCCTGAGAACCGTAAGTTAATGCAACAGGATTAATTTGTTTGGGAAATGCTTCCATTATTTCTACATGATAATCATCTGAAATTGTAGAACCGTCAGTCACGTTACTAGATAAGTTCGACGCAAGTTTTTTTATACCAAAAGTTCCACAATAATCATTGGGATAGAGCTTCACGTTTTGCTTCATATTACCATCAAGTCCTGCATCAGTGAGGGGTATGATTACATCCATCCATGCATCAAAAAGTTTTTTAACAAACATGTCATCTGTTAATATAAAAGATAAATTAATTGTTGGATTAAAATTGTTAGAGTGAATATATGACCTAGATACACTACCTGTTCTAAATTCTACGGTCGCTAAGTTCCGCCCAGGTAAATTTGTTGCATCACACAAAAATTTAAAATCTTTTAAATTAACCCTCAATGCGGTGGCAAGATTTTCCACAAGTGCTCCTGTGCCACTTGAAAATGGACCTAAAAATAGATATTTGTTTGCCTTCGCGGGGCCTTTATGTTTGTTTATCGCTGCGATAAAATGTTCTGCTTGTTTAAATCCTGCTGGCATTATATTATCCTTTGTGAATCTTCCCAGACTTTTTCTTTTCTGGTATTAAACCGTTCTATTGGTAAAAATATTGCAAATTTTAATTGTTCAATTCCTTCTATTACCATACCATTTGCTCCTTGAACATGACTCATTAAATATCTTTTAATACATGGGCGAGTCACTTTATTTCTTTTTAATGTATTCCAATTAATTATATTTCCAAATGCAACAGCATCTAATAGTCTTGCTCTATGTTGATATGGTAAATAATGAAAATTTAATCCTATAAATCCGTCAACTTCTTTACTTATGATCATTGATAAAGGAAATCTGTCATAATATGGTAAAGTTTTTTCATGTTTTGCCTTATATGAGAATAATGTTAATCTAGCTTTGGTCATTCTTCTCTTTTGTATCAAATTAGACCCTTCCATAAACTGATCAGCGGTCATACTAGAGTCATCTAATTTAACATTTAAATTTCTTCTAAAATTTCTAATTTTATTTTGTAACCATTGAGCAGATTTTATATTTTCTTGCGGAATTTTTTTCCTTTTTATCACATCTTGTAAAATATCTACTAAATTTCCACTATTTTTCGGTGTTTCCGCCATTTTTCCTTCTTTTTCTGATTCCTAAGTCATATTCATCTAGAATTATGAAATTCCATCCACTATTTTTACAAAATTCGGTCGCGGCTTTCCATTTCGCCTCATTTACGCCCCATTTTTTGGCTTCCCTGATGAATTTTCTCGATTTTTCCTTCATTTTGGGCGGTTTTGTCTCTTTGTTAGGCTTGACTTCGATAATTACGACCTTTTTATTCGCAAACTTAACCCAAAAATCCGGAAAATAGCGATGAATTTTTCTATCAACCGGTGATCTATAAGGAATTATGATTTCTTCTGATGCCCATTGTTCTACTTGAGAGCTTAAATCCAACTTTTCCATCACTTTTCTTTCCCAACCAGACCTATAAATAATCTTTGTGGGATTACCCTTATATTTATTAGGATTCTTTGGTTTGTATTTTCCTTTGTATGCCATATAAATAGAAATGAATAGTTTTTTTAAGATACATTTATATTTAGAAAGAAAAGCAGAATGTCAGATCCAAATCAACTGAATAATGTAGCGATGTCAGTCAATGACCAAACTAGTAAGAGCGTAATGAAATATCCATTATCTTTAGGAGATATGAATGGCGATTCTCAAAATTTTATTTTATTTCATGCTAAACCATATTCCAGAAAAAACACGAAAGTAAATGGTAATGACACTTCTGATATAGCATTATATATTCCACCTGGATCGATGAAAACTAAATTTACAGGAAATTATACACCCTTAACAGGCGGAGCACTTTTTGAAAATGAGGGATTTAATATGGCCGCTGGTATGACCGGAGCCGCACTTGGATCTTTACTGGCACCAAAATTCAAAGGAGCTGCTGCAGTAGTTGGTGTTTTGGCGGGATTAGGAATAAAAGGTATCATGGAGGGATTGGGCCGCGAGTCAAATAAAGCAGGATCATTTTTAGAAGGAATAGTAACTGGAGAAGGAGAATCAAAGCTTCTCGAAGAGGCTAAACAATTTACGGGGAATGTGGGAGCATTGGCGATAGCAAATTTCGGTGGAGCTTTAGCACCAATTTCAGCTATGGCAGGAATAGGGATAAATCCACATATTGCCATGACATATCAAGGCCCTGGAGCATTCAGAACACATGATATGTCATTCGATTTCTGGCCAAGAGATTATCAAGAAGCATCAATGGTAAAAAATATTATTCAAACTTTTAAAAAAAGAATGTTACCAAAAATGAACGGGTTTGCAGGTATGCAGAGTGTATATTTTAATTTCCCGCATGAATTTTATATTGATTATTATATTGGTGGACCGACGGGAGCGATAAGATTTGATCAAATGGGAATTAGGAGATCTGTATTAACATCTATGGATATAAATTTTGATGCAAGTGCTCAAGGACCGGGATTTTATACAGAAACGAATATGGGGTACAAGCAACCACTTCCAATACATACAAAAATGCAATTAGTATTTCAAGAAACAGAATTTATTTTAAATAATCTAGATACCGGTAAAACGTCAGACCAATCAGCCTCAACTGAAACTCCTGGGGTGTATGTAGATAATAGTGGGGCGGATTATTCAAATCAAGGCACTATTGATCAATTTGGACTTTAAGGAGATGAGTTAATGTCAGAATATTTTAAAAATATGCCAGCAATATATTATAGATTTGATACTGGCACGAGCCATGCTGGAAAAAAAATAGATTTAGTTCATCAAAAATTGGTAACTGATATATCATTAAGACATAGATTAAAATCTACTATAAAATCAGCCACATATACTAAATATAATTATACCATTCCTGATGGAGAGAGGCCTGATACATTATCTTATCGATATTATGGAGGATTTGAATATATTTGGCTTATATTTTTAGCAAATAATATTTTTGATCCTATTTTTGATTGGCCATTATCTCAAGACGAATTACGAAAACATATAATATGTAAATATGGAAGTTTAGATGCTGCTAATAGTGGAGTTCATCATTATGAAGAAGTAATACAAAAATTAGTTCCAGCGAGTAAAGGGCAAGATAGAATAGAAGAGAGATTTTATGAAGTAGATGAAACCCGTTATCAAATTGTTGCAGCAGAAGGTGATGGTATGGAAAGAACTGTGTCCAATTATGATTATGAGGTCTTACATAATGATAGTAAAAAGGAAATTAATTTGATAGAAGATGTTTGGGCTGAACAAATTTTAGAAACAGCAAGAAATATGTTTAGTTAAGGTATTATAATGGCATCTAACAATTATGATTCAATTATATATGATGGTACTAGTCTAAAGAAGGCAAGAGAGGTTCCTGACTATGCAGGAGAAGTCAGTATCCTCAAATTCACATTATTTAGTCCTAATAATTTTCCTACCACGGCAATTGATATTAGAAATATGATGACTAGATGTGAGATTACTGAAAATATATTTTCTCCTTATATTAGTGGATATGTAGATATTGGTGATGCAACTGGTTTATTTGAAAGAATGCCTATTATTGGAGAAGAGATTCTTCATATGTCCTTTCATTCTGTTGGGGCAGATATACCTGAAGATAAAATAGATAGATATTTTAGAGTTATAAAAGTAACAAATTTTAATATAGATCCTAAAAATGATAGATTAATTACTTATACTTTAAATTTTGCTAGTATTGAATATATTGTTAATTTAGCAACAAAAGTTCAAAAATGTTATTCTGGAATGAGAATTAGTGATATGGCTGAAAATATATATGAAGATTATATCAATCCTCACAGCCCCCTTAGACCGATGCTTCCAATAGAAATTCCAGAGAGAGATCCTTTAGATATTGAAATTACAAAAGGTGAACATAATTTAACTATACCAAATATAACACCCTTTCAAGCAATGAAATTTTTGGCATCCAGAGCTGAAGCAGCTGGATCAATGCCTCCATCTGCATCAGGTGGTACTCCTACGCAACAAGGAGACAGATCAAAGGGAGCATTTTATTGTTTTTATGAAACAATGAGAGGTGGGTTTAAATTTAAATCTTTAGAGACATTAATGCAATCACCAGAGCAAATTACATATATCTATGCTCCATTGGGAACACAATATAAAGATGCATTTGATCAAGTAGCTGTAGAAAGTCATATGATTTCTGATTATAATAGAGCTTCTGCAATAGCTGTTGATGTTAATTTAAAAAATGGCATGTATGGAAATAGATTAATAACTCATAATATTATAAGAATGAGACATGATTATTATGATTTATATTATAAGAAAGGATATCAAGATGCTGGAAATATTCATACGGATTCTGAAACCGGAGCGTTGATTCAAACATTACCTCCCACCACAGCAAATGATTTTGGAAATACGGTTGATAATAATTCTAAACATCAACATCAAATATATGTTATTGATGATGATACATATCATTTATCTAATGATCCTGTAATATCTAGAGGATCAGACGTAATAGGAAAACCACAAGCACACGTTTCATTAAAAACAACAAATGATGGATGTTATGTAAGATTTGCGGATATTAATAGTGAAGGAGCTCCTCAAGATAAAATTTTAAGAGAAACACAAATAGAGAATTGGTATTCTAAGAGAAAAATGCAAAATCAATTATTAAATAATTTTATATATCAAGTAGCGGTTCCAGGAAATACACATAGAGAAGTTGGTGATGTTATAAATTTACAATTACCAACTCAAATGGGTGAAGAAACAGATAGAATACAAATGAAGCAGTCATCTTTGGTTGGTGGAAAATTTGTAGTAACGAGAATATCACATATTTTTACAAGAAAGGGTGCTGGAATTATTGGACACTCTTTGAGTTTACATGCAATGAAAGATGGTTTATCTAGAAGATTACCAGGAACTGATTACACTCCAACTAATTATGGTACATGGGAAGGTAAAGATACTGATGAGGCGATTGCGGTATCTGGAAGAAGAAAAGGTCAAAGTGGGAGATAAGAAAATATGTTAACTTCTGATTCTATGGGAATGGAATTTATTTGGTGGGTTGGTGTTGTCGAAGATAGACATGATCCAATGTATCTAGGTAGGTGTAAAGTCCGCTGTTTGGGGTGGCATACTGATGATAAAAAATTAATGCCTCCTGGAAAATTGCCGTGGGCTTTTCCATTGATGCCAATAACATCCGCTTCTCAAACGGGGGTTGGTCAAACACCACTTGGGCCTGTAGAAGGATCTTGGGTGATGGGATTTTTTCGTGATGGAAAGGAAGCACAAGAACCAGTAATGATGGGTACATTGCATGGAGTGCCTGAACAAGATGTGAGAGAAATTTATACCGCACAAATTGGATTTTACGATGCTAGGATGTATGATAATAAAATTGCATCTGACATGCACCCATTTAGTTTAGATGCCGCTAAAAAAAGAATTAGATCTTTATTGCTTGGTGCTGATACAAGACAAGAGGATAAAGTTCCTCGAGAAGCAGAAATGCTCACCTATTCTGGTGCAGGTGTTGGTGTAATAATTACTGAACAAGAACAAATTTCTCCTTTTCCCTCTTATCATTATTTAAATGAACCAACTACAAATAGATTAGCAAGAGGATATGGTGATCCAACATCAAAATTGTTAAGTACTGATGATGGAAGCAGAGTAGAAAGTCAATATTCTATTTTAAGAAGAAAGAAAAATTCACGCAATGCAGGACAAGTGGGCGTAACTACTGGTGGGGATTTTGGATCAACAGTAAATGTAAGAACGTTGATACAATTTCAAGATTTCACTCTAACTGCGCTTCAGGCCGCTGGTGATAAATTTAAAGAAGCGTTAGTTAAACCAATAATAAATAGATTTTCAGAACCTCTTCCACCATTTAATGCGGTATATCCATATAATCATGTGCAACAAACGGAAAGTGGTCATGTATTTGAATTTGATGATACTCCTGATGCTGAAAGAATACATTTATATCATAGATCAGGATCATTTATAGAATATCATCCTGATGGAACTGTAGTAACAAAATCAGTAAATGAGGCATATAATATAGTTCATTCAAATTCATATGAACATATTGAAGCACATAAGGTTGAAACAATTGATAAAAGTTTTCAATTATTTGTTAATAGAGATCAGCAATCTACACAAGGAAACTTTTCTTTAAAAATTGGCACGGGTGGATCATATTATGCAAATGTTGATGGTGGAAATTATTATATTAATTCTGCGAGATATGAATCAAACACAACTAGTTTTATGGTGGGCACAAAAAAGGGATCTAATATTTCTGGTGATGGTAGTTTAAAATTAAATACAACAGGAACAATGGCATTTGATTCAGATGGCCCTCTAACTGCAGACGCCTCACAAATTAAGATAAGATCAGAGGGGGTTGTAGGATTATCTGGATCTGGTGATATCAATCTCACTACATCTATAGGAGCCATTGATATTAGTACAATAGGAACGCCATTTATTGCGGGATCTGGAATTAAATTACATACAGGATTAGCACCCATAGAGATCAATGCGGCAGAAAGTGCGGTTGGTGCTACAGGCTATATTAATTTATTTTTAGGTAATACTGGAACTCTTGGAAAAATTGTGATTTCTCCAGCAGGTATAGTAATGCAATCGCCCGTCGCATTTGCAGGAACGTTTGGAACGTATAGTTTAAAATCTGGTGCACCGTTATCTATTAGTGGCGCAGGAAAGTCTTTAAAATCATGTTTTGATGATTTAATAGATGAAATTACAAAGATAACAGTGCCTACTGGTTCAGGAAATAGTGGAATGCCATTAAATACTGCGGCACTAAATTTAGTTAAAACAAAAATTATGCAATGTATAATGTAAGGACAATATGCCTTTAGGAATGCCACAAATAAAAGCAGGATTACAATCCGGATTCGCAAAAGCTAATACAACAGGATTAGATGTAGGGAAGATAATTAAGGATGGAGTAGAACAGTATATTTCTAATGCAATGGATCCGGCTGGGGGAAATTACGCAGCTATGCCGAAATTACAAACATTAAATTTAGAAATAGGGAAAATTATGCAAAAGCAATCACCAATACCAGCACTGATAGGGCAAAAGGTTGCGAAGAAAATTGATGGAGCTTTTATGACATTACAATGTTCAAACCAAATTTCTATAGTAACGACAGCGGGTCTTCCAATGTTTTTAACAAAAATGGGTAAAATTTTTTCAAAACAGCCAGCATCTGGAGCACAATTTGGCTCAGATATTGCAGATGCGATAAATAATTATACAACACAAATAGTAATAACAGCAATGATTCCTGGTTCACCACCAGTAGTAGTAACAGGACCACCAGCATGACATCTCAAGTTGAAAAAATATTAGAAACTAAAGAAGATATTGAAGCTCTACCTCAAAGTTTGATAGATGCGAGATTGGGAATTATCGGAGAATTGGAATTATTTGAAGATGCGTTTGCTAATTTATGTGCAGGTGTAGCTGCTTCGGTAGATGTTCCTGCATTAGCATTAGCAAATGCCCAAATAAGAGCAAATTGTTTGGGAGCAAGTAGTAGTGATATTTTAAAATTTAATTTAGGTTCTCCAAGTGATTATGCAGGAGTAACATCTTTTACATATCCTTCTTTAACCGGTGGAGCGGGAGGAAACCCCAAATTCGGTGTTTTAATTCGAGATAAAGATCTTAATTATACAATTTCTTTAAGTGATACTCCTGGAAGTACCGTAACATCAACTGAGGCGGATGGAACGTCTAATACTTATAGTAATTATATTGGTGATTATTATTTTGTTAGAAGTAGAGAAACGGGAAAATTAATAGATTTAATGGCTAATACAACTCCATATGTCAATCCTGGAGTCGACATGGCATTTGGAAACACTGTTACATTTGGGGATAGTGTTACTACAGAAGTGGGAAACTGGAATGAAAAATTTGCATATGCTAATATCGGTTCTGTAGAATTTAATTCTACCTTAGATCAGTTTGTTACCTTATCTCATACTTTAGAACAAGGTTCTGCAGAAGTTGATGTTTCTCCACCTAAAATTGGAGATTTTTTTGGATTAAAAAGATTTACTCATGATTTTGAAACATTTACTATAACTGCTAATACAACATTAGATTTAGTAACAAATATTACAGGAAATACTATAACCACTTCTGATGCATCGAAATTAGTAATGGGATCAGAATTATCAAGTACGGCATGGACATCTAATCTTACTGTAGTCGCAATTGATACAGATTTAAATGTGGTAGTACTTAATGATAATGTTGATAAGGTATATACTAATTTAGAGATTACATCAAAACAAATTATGCCAACAAGAGAAGAAAATACAATGTTCGCAATTGCTCAAATTGTTCCTGAGGGAATGGTTCCTGATTCATCCTGGAAACCTATTGGTGATGATGATGGAAATTATGGTGGAACTAATGAATCATTTGAAGATTTAACAGTTATGGATAAATCCGCATTTGAAACCGCTCTTAGTGTATTTAATCCTCCAACGGCGAAATCAAGTTCTTTAGATTTATTTAAATCAGCTTCTACAGAATTGGTTTCCTCCAGTTCAGAAATAGGACAAGATACGGGCGATTATAGTGGTAACGTATTAAATCCACTTTTTCCCGCTGTTCAAGGAGCCAGAGATAATTATGACAGTAGTGATAATGGATTACAACCGACTGGATTGGGGATGAAAGATGTATTTGCGGGAAGGTTTGTAAAATATGAAGAAAAAAGAAAAAATACTGCTGGAAATTTGATTGGTGATTATCGATATATGATAGATTTCAGTGCTCATTTTTTTTATTTGGTGAGTCCATTTGTGGGAGCTCATAATTATACTCCAACAGTTACTTCATTACCAAATACTGAAACGGCTAGAGGAACAGAACCACAAGCAACATTCACTCCACAATTACAACCCGCAATGACAAGTTTGGCGGGGAGTTTGAACAGTGCTTCTAATGGAACAGACTCAGTAACTTCTACGGGCGGCCATGCGGAAAATAAAGAACACCCAAATGCAGGAACCGTGCCCACTAATGCAGGATATGCGGGTCATTGGGGTACATATTCTTCACAATTCCTCACTTGGGGTGTTGCAGATAGTAAAAACATTAATACAGCTTCAACAGAAACATATACTAGTGTTACCATGTATTGGAAAAATTCGGCGAGCTTGATAGAAGCACATTCTTTTTCAGGTAGCTACGGAGGACCTTTTGGCAATCCCCCATATGGACACACTATTACTTATGCTATTAGTGAAGTAGATTGTTTGGAGAATGATATTCAACATATAATAAATGGAGATGAGGGTGGAGCATCTAATGATTATCCATATGTACTAGGAAAAATTAATACATTAGATGGATTAGTATCTTATAGAGATCCTCTTTTAGAAGTTGACGGGGGAGGAGAATATGATGCAGCAAAGAAAACGGCGGCGGAAACATTTGATACTGCGATTTCCGATTGCAAAGCTGAATTTGATGATTTGGATACTTATCATGGTCAAAATTATGATGGTCGAACATATAGTAAAACGGATGCTACTGCTTTAGCAGATGAATTAGATGCATGTAATGCAGACATAGGTACAAGACTAACTGAACTCAATGCTAGAATTGGAAATCCTACTTATACAGGAAGCCCATCAGTTGGTGGGGATATTAATGCTGCAATTTCCCCACCTGGTATAAGAGTTTCAGCTCTTCCCGCTAAAGCTTCAGGGACATTGGTTCCTTATGGAAGAACAATATATGAAGCGGTAAATGTTGCTTTAGGTGATGATATAGGGTTAATTAATGAAGTTGTAGCAGAGGCAGACTCTTTACAGTTTAAATATAAAGAAGTTAGAGATAAAAGAAATGAATATGATATGTTGAAAGGGAGGAGTAAATATTATGGAAACTAATAAATGGAAAACAACTGAAGAGGAATTACCACCAAATCCAATGGTTAATCAATTAGAATCTTTGATTAAAACTGTAAAAGGAACTATTGTTAGTTTGAAAAAAGAAGTGGATACTTTAAAAGAAACTGAGGAAGAAAACGATGCCTGAGAGATTTAGAAAAGGTGGAGATGTTAGTGCTTTAACTCAAGCGATAACAGACGGAAATTCAGCTGATAGAGTGGCTCTGTTTAAACAGGCTGCTGCTGAAGGATCTTGGTTAGCGGCAAGTGTTAAGACTCCCCAGCTTTTAGAACCACTGATAGAAAATGTAACAGAAACGATATCAGCATATAAATCAGCAATGGAAACTGGTAAGACATTGCTGAATGCAAATAAAGTTTTTCTTATTGCAGCAATAAATCCATTATTTTTAATTCTAGATGAAATGATTTCGGAGGTTCAAAGACAAATTGATGATTTAATGGGATCAGGAATATATACTTTGTTCATTGATGGTCAAAATCCAAAATTATCAGTCTATGGTGTCAAAGCTAGAACACCAAAAATTCGATTAAAGAAAATAAAAACAGCTGGAATTTATGTTAATCCATTTACGAATAGAATTGAATTTTCAGCCCACCCAATTATTGATATTGATAAATTGAAAGCGGGGGAAGAGCTTGCAACCGATGCAGGTTTCTTTATGGGTGCTGATGTAGATCCAAAACATGCACTAGAGGGGCCTGAGGCAGCAGGTACTTGGCAACAATTTGAAAATAATCATAAAAATTATGTAATTTGGAATGGGAAGGTTTTTTATAATAGAGCTATACCTGGAGTATCTGGATCAGCTCAAGGAAAACCAGTTTTAGATAAAACGGGAGGAGAATATCTTGATCTTAATTTAGAAGATTATTTATGGAAAATGGGCGGACAAATGCAAATTTGTAAACCAAGTAAAATGATAGAAATAATGAATGCCGCTTTTGATGATAAAGGAGATGTGAGTAGGCCGTCAATATCAGGAGGTAATATGGCCGGAGCATTAATAATTCTTCTTGGTGTAACAGATCCAGCTAAATTATTAGGAAAAATAGCGAAACTTTATAATTATTTTGCGGATATAAGGCCTCTTAAAGATGCGATGGATATAGCTCGAGAATTAACGGAAGATTTGGATGCTTTAAGAGAAGAGAAGATTATTGTTACAAATTTATGTGCACCTAATCCTGGCAATATAAATCCACCAATAGAAAAGTGGCCTATAAAACCTGGGAAAAAATCAAACCTAAAGGCAGATCGAGGTATTTTTAAAATAGGAACAAATAGTGATAATAAAGAAAAATTTAGAAGAAGAGGTTATGACATCAATTCCAATAAGGATGATAAAGTATTTTTTAAAAATTTAAGAACTCGTGAAACGATGCAAATACTTTCAACTGAAACGGCGAGACAATTTAATGCTCCGACAACTATGGGAACTGATGAAACATCAAACGCGGAATGGTATGAACATATTACTCCTGGCGTGAATGCTGTTGCAGCAGAAACTAGTATATCTATGTTTACTCAAGGACAAACAGTAAGATATGAACAGGTGATTGATGTTTTACATGAGTCCATATTTCCAAATACTAGACCTGGTGATATTTTAGTTGAGGTCGAACTTGATGATCGAATGGGTCAACTTGATGATGAGGGGAAAGAGGCGAAACCTGATCCAGGCGGAGGTGACGCATTTAAGATTTTGAATTCCTTTGTATTAAAAAATGGAACAAAAATATTTGGGGAAGATGATCAAAAAGAAGATATAATGAAGAGAATTATGGAAATAAGATTCTGGAAAGCTAATCAAGAATCAGCTGGAAAACAATTGGAGTTATATTCATATTATAATAATAAAATGAAAGAAGGAAAATATGATGAAGAATTGACATATAACCGACCGTTGACAAAAGATGAATCATCGAGTGAACGTGAGAGATTGGAAGCTTCTGTTAATAAAGTGAAGTCTGCAAGATCAGAACAAGAAGAATTGATTAAATCAATTGAAAGTAAAATAGAGGGGTTAAAAACTTCAGGCTCTATTGGGGGAAGTTTCGACGTTAGTGAAGCACAACTGATCAGCATGGATAAAAAAAATGATAAGATAGCTGAACTGAAGGGAGTACAAAATCAAATTGGTGACAGAAAAAGTGAGATTATACGATTGAATGATACGATTAAACAATCAGAAAAACAAATGTCATTGTTTGAGAGACAAAAATCAAAAGAATTAGAAAATTTTTCAAAGGATCAGGCTGACGTAGAAGAATCACAAGATAAACAAATAGACGCAGAAGAAGATTTAAATGAATTAATAACAGACCTTACTAATAAAGAGCAAGAAGTATTAGATTATGAAACATCAAAGGCAAAAGAAATATATAATGAATCTTACAAATTAAAATATATAGAATTGAAAGCTAATGAAAATTCTGAAGCTGATTCAGCCACTGGTGCTAAAAATTATGCTACAGAACAATCAACTACACTTCTGGTTCAAAAGGCATTAAAAGATGATGAAACTTATGCAGAAATAACTCAAGAAAGAGACGAATTAAAAACAAAGAAAAGTTCAGCACAAAAAATTCTTGATGATGCAACAGAAGCAAATAAATTGGCTCATATTGTTCTTCCCTTGCCTGCAGATGTCGTAAAATATAACGCATGGATACAGGCAGAACTAGTAACTATTAATACTACTGAGAAGTTAAAACAAGAAGAACAAACAAAAATACAAGAGTTGGAAGCGCGTGCAACTAAAATTGAACAAGAACTTGTGATTTTAGAATTAGAGATAGCATCCAAACATAGCAGATTTGAGGATCAAATTCAAGCTTTACAAGTCGATCTTGTTAATGCAAATTCCAAATCTAATGCTTTAGAGGAAGAGCACCAGGATACATATATTGATTATCTTGAATCAATGAAGGAAGTAGATAAAATAGGACGTCCTACTATAGCTTGGGGAAATGTGCAAGCTAATACAGACAAAGATGCGGGGGGATTGCAGTCAGGTAATCCAATGGAGGCGGCATATTTAAAATGGTCTGGTGGACCAGATCCTCAAGGAGAAAGGATATGGAAAAATGCTTTAATGAAATTAACTACTGATGATCCTGATGGAGTATATCCAACTAAAGATCCTCCAGAACCAGACGAGTTGGATGAATTGACGGATGAAGAAAGCGCGTATGCCGCAGCAATGATATTAGAGGGGTCTGGTTTAAATCCCTCAGACATGAATGTTGATATGTTGAGATATTTTGAAGCTGTGTTAGATGGTTATCTATGGCTTCCTAACTGGAGAAATCAAGGTAGCGCCAATCTTCCCGCACCAAGAGTTTGTTCTGTTAGGGCGGTTAATAAGAATACTTCTAAAAAGGAAGATCTACCTGAATCTGTTTATCCTGATTTTTGGAGTTATAATGTAGAAGATATGATACCTGGACTTAGAGGTTTTTTGGAAGTAATAATAGATTTTTTAGAAGGATTAAAGGGAATTGGTTCAGGTTTAATTAAAAAAATAGAAGAATTGGTTGAATTTATTGAAGAAAAAATTATACCAAAATTAGAAAAAATATTAAAAATGATGGAAGAATTTTTGGAATTAATAACATTAGGAATCGTAGATGCTGGAATATATTTTCTTTGGATTCCTCCTGCAACCGGTGGAACTGATATGATAAGGAAAAAATTAACCAGCGCTGCTAATCCACCACCAGAAAATTTAGACTTTACCTACGCAATGATGGTACTTTTAGGAGGAACGGATCCACGTATGATTTCAAAAGTATTAGAAGGGGCAGGTTTAGTTTGATAACATATAAATATTAGTATTATGGCATATACGTTTTCATCAACAGAAAGAGATTTTAATTTAGAAAAAGCTTTGCGCTCTTACGAGTTTGGGTACAAGGTAGAGATTAATGACGTTTCTTTATCTTTCGCAAAACATCCTGTGACGGGGGATGTTCTTATGAAAGATAAAATAGAAGCTATTACACAGGGTATAAAACATTTATTAAAAACAAGAAGATATGAAGTTCCTTTTAATGCACAATTTTTTTGTGATGTTGAAGCTCATTTGTTTGAAATGGTTAATAGTGTTACTGCCCAAGCAATTAAAACTACTATTACAGATGCAATTAAAGAGAATGGAGATGGTATAGTAGAACTTCAAGGTATTGAATGTATTCCACGACCAGATCAAAATGGATACAGTGTTCAAATTACAGTTACACCAGTTAAAGAACCAATAACAATAACTATTACAGAATTTTTGGAAGTAGAATAAAATGGCAACAGAGAAAATAGATGTAACAGATTTAGATTTTGATCAAATTAAAGATAATCTAAAATCATTTTTAGGTAATCAGACTGTTTTTTCTGGTTATGATTTTACAGCTTCAGGAATAAATACGATTCTTAATGTTCTGGCTTATAATACACATTATAATTCATTTTATTTAAATATGGTTGCGAATGAAATGTATTTGGGCAGTGCTTCTATAAGAAATTCAGTTGCATCCAAAGCTGCAATGTTAAATTATACACCAAGATCTCAAATTGGAGCCGGTGCGGTTATCAATGTTACTGTTGTCCCGACAGGAGATCCTTCTTTTATTACATGTGATAAATTTACAAAATTTACTTCAACAATCAGAGGAAAAGAATTTATTTTTGCAACAACACAGGCATTTCAAATAGATAAAAATTTAGCTGGAGCTTATGTAAAACAAATGGATGTAAAAGAGGGGGTTCCTACGGTATATACATTTACTAAAGACACTTCAGATACAGAACAAAGATTTGTGTTACCAAGTTCAAATGTAGATATATCGACAGCAGAAGTCACTGTTAAAGTATCTTCATCTGATGCAACATCTTATGTATATGAAAAGGCGGGAGATTTTACAGCCATATCTGGCACAGCAAATATATATTTTACTTCAGAAGTGTCTAATGGTAGATATGAAATTCAATTTGGTGACGGATCTATTGGAAGGGCATTAACACATGGAAATCAAGTTCAAGTTAGAGCATTAATGTGTAACGGAACTGGCCCCAATGGAGCTGCAGTATTTAAAGCAAGAGATGCGATAGGAGGATTTGATAATATTTCCATATCAACCTCAACCGCGGCATATGGTGGCGCGGAAAGAGAATCAATTGAATCAATAAAATTTAATGCACCAAAAACTTTTTCTTCTCAAAGACGAGCGGTAACAGTAGAGGATTATAAAGCATTAATATTCGCAAATTTTCCAGATGCGGAAAGCATACAGTCTTGGGGAGGAGAAACTTCCGCAACTCCTGTTTATGGTAAAGTATATATTGCGATAAAACCAAAAGGTGCGGAATTTTTAACAACTGCACAAAGAAAAACGGTTATAGCGTTATTGTCTGATAGAAAAATGGTAGCAATTGAACCAGTAATAACTGACCCAATCATTTATAAAGTTCAACCAACAATAACAGTAAAATATGATTCCGCTTTAACTACAGGATCTTCATCGGCGATTGCGGCAAAAGTAAAAACTACAGTGCAGAATTATAATACTACAGATTTAAGACTATTTGATACTAATTTTAAATTTTCAAAACTATTGACAAAAATAGACAAATCAGATGATGCTATTACTAATAGTCTTATGACACTTAAAATTTATACATCATTTATTCCCTCATTGCTTACGGCAGTAACCTATAGATTTTATTTTAATAATGCGATAGCACATCCATTTGATGGATATTTGGGTGCCATATCTAGTTCAAGTTTTACATATGCAGACACGGCTGGCACTTTATATAGTGGATGTAAATTAGAAGATTATAATAATGTTATAAGAGTATATAGAATGACGGGTACTATAAAAACTATAGTAAGAAATAATATTGGATCTATTGATTATGATACAGGACAAGTAACATTGGTGGCTTTTGCCCCACAAGCCATTACAAATAATATTGTTCACATATATTTTGAACCAGTTGAGGAGGACATGATTCCAGTAAGAGAACAAATTTTTCAAATTTTAGATAGTGATGTTATAATTAATGTTACAGATGTAAATATTTTAGAAAGAAGAAGTGTCACCGCAAATTCAACAACAACTACGACAACAACATATTAAGGTGATTTTTAATGGCTACAGTTAATAATAATATATCTTGTATTGTAGAAAATCAGCTTCCTGCGAGTTTTCGAAAAGAAAACTTAATGTTTGTTCAATTTCTAAAAAGCTATTATCAATTTTTAGAATCAATTCAAGTACATCTTAGCGCGAATACTGGCGCATTTTCTGAGGGAGAGGTAATTACAAGTGACACGAATAGTGCCACTGCTAAGATATTATCAATAGATACTTCTACGAATTTGGGAACCGGAGTATACTTGTATGTGTCACAAACTAATAATGTAATATTTGAAGCTGGTGAAACTATAACTGGTAGTAATGGTGCGACAGGGACAATACATCATTATAGAAGAAATCCATTAAATGCTTCGAAAGTTGCTCTTGATTGGAGTGAATTTCCATCTCCTAATAATGAATTATTTTATAATTTTAGATATGAATTTTTTGAAAACTGGCCAGAAGATTTAGATATTGATAAAAAAATATTCGCATCGAAAATTAAAGAAGTTTACATGGAAAAGGGTGATGAAAGATCATATCAAACACTCTTTAGAGCAGCATTGTCAACAGAAAGCGTAGACTTTTATTATCCAAAAGTCGATATGCTTAAACCTTCTCATGGAGCTTGGATTAGAAATATAACTCTACATGTTAATGATGATTTTGTAAATCGTGAATTTTTAGGGAGAACTATAGTAGGGCAAACTACTGGATCGAGTGCATTTATAACTTCATTAGCTCTTAATAAAGTATCTACTACGTATGTTACAGAGTTATATTTAAAAAATCAAATTGGAAGTTTTAAGATAGGAGAACTAGTTCAAGCAACCTCATTGAGTGATGATGGTTCTTATGCAAACTCTGCAGTTTTGGGAATGGTTTCTTCTAATCCAAACGCAAATACAACCACTATGATTACTGAGGGTAGACAATATACAAAAGAGGAAACTGTTCCTTTAATTGGTGGAATTGGTGTGGGTGTTGTTGCAAAAGTCGGTAGTACTACAGAGGATCAAGTCACAAGTTTACGAAGAATTAATAACGGTTCAGGATATCAAGTAGGAGATTGGGTAGATTTTGATAATACGTTATCACTTCCTACGGAAAGCGCGAGAGCGAAAGTTACAGAATTAGATCCATTTGCACTTTCTACTGTAGAAATAAGTAATGAGAAGATTTTTGAATTGGCGAAGACTCATGTTATGACACTCTCTTCAGAAACAGATATTCCTATAAGAGAGGAATTTTTACTTTCAAATTATTTCATACAGAATAATGCGTCTCAATCAACAAAGAGGGGAGTTGTAGTTGAAGTATTGAGTAATACGGTTATTAGATATGCCTCCACCGCAAATTCATCTGCAGATACAAGTCTAGCTTTTACTTCAGATGATACTGTTTATGCTTTTAGAAGAGATGGATTTGCATTTACTCCCACATTAATTTCTGAAATTGAAAGTGATCATTTATATACAAATTCTGTCGCAATAAATGGTGATTACGGGGGAATTTCTGCTAATGTGGGACACACGGCCACATTTCTTTCAAATACTAATACATCAACACTAGAATCTCTTACATTTTCAAATGTTACGGTAGGTAAAATTGAAACTATAGAAATAATGGATTATGGAAAAGGTTATCAATCAACGCCAACTCTTTCAATAGATACTAATTTTAATTACATAGAAACTAATGGATATCCTTCAACTGG